GCGGGCAGCAAGGATGTCGTCAGGTGCCCAGCACGCCAGTGCTGGCAGCATGTGCGAAGGGTAGCCGTCAAAGTGGACATAGCTATGTGCCCATTCCTCCGGCCCGGTTTGAATGGCGATCTGCGCGCGGGTGCTCATGGCCGTCCCCCTCAGATCAGCTTCAGATCAGCCAGCACCGCGCTGGCGGCAGCAAGCTGGGTGGTCGGCAGCTCGATCTTGAGATGCGAGAACACATCCGAGGCTTCGGCAGTGATCCCGTTCTCGCGCAGCGCGGCCTCGATGGCCTCAGCGACGGCGTTGGGACGACTTCGGTCGAACTGGTCTGGCAGAGTGGTGTAGTCGATGCGGATGATGGTGGTGGCGGTCATGATCTTGTCCTTTCAGGATTGGGGTTTGGCAGCAGCGCCTGCGCGGCGTCCGGCTTCAAAGGCGTCTTCAAGTGCCGCGTGGATCGCCCAGACTGCGACATCGTGGAAATCGAGGCGGTCGCGGTTGCGGGTCTCCAGTGTTTCAATGAAGAACCGGCGTTGGGCGATCCCAAGCATCAAGGCCTCGCGGACGTCTTCGGGTGTAGGGGTGGTTTTGCGCTTGGCCATAATCAGTCCTCCCAGCGGCGTTCTGGCGGGGCACGATGCACCCGCTTCTTGACACCATGCATCGCTCTATCGCGGAGTGTAATCAACTCAAATAAATCTCTTTTCTCGTTTATATACAATAGGTTGAGGATCATCACAGCGCCATGGAAGGTATGTCTGAACGCGCCTATGCCGACCATTCCAAGCTCTCGCGCGGAGCCGTGCAAAAAGCACGTAAAACCGGGCGGTTGGTTCTGTTTGCAGACGGGTCGATCAATGCTGCTGCCTCAAATGCGCGGCGCGGGGCGATGACCGATCCCGACCAACAGATGCGCGCACGGGGTGGATTTGGTGGGGGTGGTGGAAACAACGCAGATGGCGGTGGCATCTCCGGCCCGGGCGACAGCACGTCCTATCTAAAAGCGCGCACGGCCCTGACGGTCTACCAAGCGCAGGAGCGCCAGCTGTCACTGCAAAAGAAAAAGGGCACGCTGGTCGATCGCGCGCGGGCGGAGGCGCTGGTGTTTCGTCTGGCCCGCCAAGAGCGGGATGTCTGGGTTACCTGGCCCACCCGCGTGGCAGCCCTCATGGCCGCACAATTATCCGCAGAGATGGAGAAGGCGCAGGGCACACCCGTGACGATCGAAACTGCGATCCTGCAAAGGGTGCTGGAAACCCATGTCCGAGAGCAGCTCAACGCCCTGGCAGACCTCAGGGTCTCGCTTGGATGAGGACGATCATGATCTGACAGCCGATCTCGACCTCGGCTTTGACGGCGCTGAGAATATCCTGCGCGTATGGCGTCAGGGGATGCGGCCCGATCCGGATCTGACCGTGTCGGAATGGGCCGATGCGCATCGCAAACTGTCGTCCCGCGCCAGTGCGGAACCCGGGCAATACCGCACCGCGCGCACGCCCTATCTGCGCGAGATCATGGACGCGCTGTCGCCGTGCCACCCGGCGCAGCGGATCAGCTTCATGAAGGCCGCACAAGTCGGCGCCACGGAGGCGGGTAATAACTGGATTGGCTTTGTTATTCACCACGCGCCAGGCCCGATGCTGGCGGTGCTGCCCACGCTGGAGATGGCAAAACGTACCTCGCGGGGTCGGATTGATCCGCTGATCGAGGACAGCCCGGCGCTGCGGGAAAAGGTGAGCCCGGCCCGCTCGCGGGACGCGGGCAATTCGATGCTGTCGAAAGAATTCCCCGGCGGCATTCTGGTGTTGACCGGGGCAAACTCGGCCACTGGCCTGCGCTCGATGCCCGCGCGGTATGTGTTTTTGGATGAGGTTGACGCCTATCCGGCCTCCGCAGACGAGGAAGGCGATCCGGTCACGCTGGCAGAGGCCCGCACCACGACCTTTGCGCATCGCCGCAAGGTGTTCATGGTCTCGACCCCGACGATCCGGGGGCTCAGCCGGATCGAGCGGGAGTTCGAGGCCTCTGATCAGCGGCGTTATTTTGTGCCCTGCCCGCATTGCGACCATCGGCAATGGCTGCAGTTTGATCGGCTGCGCTGGGACAAGGGGCAGCCGGAAACAGCAATGTATCACTGCGCTGGGTGTGAGAAATCCATCGCGGAGCACCACAAAACAGAAATGCTGGCCAAGGGTGAATGGCGTGCAACGGCGGTTTCCGCCAACCCGAACGCGATCGGGTTCCACCTCTCAGCGCTTTATTCGCCGATTGGCTGGAAAAGCTGGGAGCAGATCGCGCGGGACTGGCTGGCGGCCCAAGGTTCTGACGAGATGCTGCGCGCGGCGCGCAACACGCTGCTGGGCGAAACATGGGTCGAGAGCGGCGATGCACCAGAATGGCAGCGCCTTGCTGATCGGCGCGAGATGTTTGTGGCACAGATCCCTGCACGGGGACTGTTCCTGACCGCGGGAGCCGACGTGCAGAAGGACCGCATCGAGGTCGATGTCTGGGCCTGGGGCCGTGGTTTGGAAAGCTGGCTCGTGGATCACATCGTCATTCCTGGCGGGCCGGATGATTCTGCCTGCTGGGACAAGCTGACAGCTTTGCTGGGGCAAACATGGGTGCACGAACACGGTGCTGTCATGCCCCTGGCAAAGCTGGCCATCGACACCGGCTATGAAACGGCAGCCGTCTACGCATGGGCCCGCACCCAAGGCATCGCACAGGTGGCCCCCGTCAAAGGCATGGAAGGCTTCAACCGCACAACGCCGGTCTCTGGGCCAACCTTTGTTGATGCGACCGTGAACGGACGAAAGCTCAAACGTGGTGCGCGGCTTTGGACAGTGGCCACGGCGACCTTCAAGGCGGAGACCTATCGCTATCTCCGGCTGGAGCGGCCCAATGATGAAGACCGCGCCAGTGGCGTCTCAAATCCAGCGGGCACGATCCACCTGCCGGACTGGGCTGACAGCGAATGGCTAAAGCAGCTCGTCGCCGAACAGCTCGTCACGATCCGCAATAAGCGGGGCTACGCGCGCCAGGAATGGCAAAAGATGCGCGAACGCAACGAGGCGCTGGATACTCGGGTTTATGCCCGCGCGGCCGCCTGGATCCTCGGTGCTGACCGCTTCGATGAACGGATGTGGCGGCAGCTCGAGAAACAGGCCGGGGTTGAGACTATCACGGCGGCCGCCAAAGCCGACACTGACACACCGTCCGAGCCTCAGGCCGGGCGGATCGCCGCCCCTCGCAAGCGCGGTTGGCGGGTAAGCACGCCAAAATACATGGAATGACCTATGACCCTCGATGATCTCAAATCCCGCCACAGCGCGTTGCTGGCGGCGCGCTACAGCGGCACGCGCTCTGTGAGCTATGATGGCAAAACTCTGACCTATGGCACCGATGCTGAATTGGCGGCCGCTGTCTTTGATATCGAACGGCGCATCGCAAAAGCCGAACGCGGCGCTGGGCGCATCTCTCGCCCCCATGCCGTAAAGGACCTGTGATGAACTGGCGGCAGCGTCTCGGGGCCTTTGTCGGTGGCTTTGATGCAGGCCAGCATCACCGCCGTCTGCGCGGGTTCCAGGCGACGCGCGCGCATGTGAATGCGCTGATCGCGGCGTCAGGACCCGATATCACTGCCCGCGCCCGCTGGTTGGTGCGCAACAACGGCTACGCGGCCAATGCTGTTGAAAGCTGGGCTGCAAATACTGTCGGCGACGGGATCAAACCAATCTCGCAAATTGCAGACGCAGCGCACAAGGAAGAGCTGCAGCGCCTTTGGTTGGCCTGGACGGATGAAGCTGACAGCGAAGGTCTGACCGATTTCTACGGGCTGCAGCGGCGGGCGGCACGTGAGGTGTTTCTGGCGGGCGAGGTTTTCTTCCGGATCAGACCAAGACGCGCAAACGATGGGCTTTCCGTTCCCTTGCAGCTACAGATGCTGCCCGCCGAGATGTTGCCGCTGCAGCAGACGGGAATGGCTGGCAATGGTAATTCCATCCGTCAGGGCATCGAGTTCGACCGGGTCGGACGCCGCGTGGCCTATCACTTCCTCCGGCGGCACCCCGGCGACAGCACCGATCCGGGGTTGGCGGGCGAAATGGTCCGGGTTCCAGCAAGCGAGGTGATCCATGTGATCGATCCGGTGGAAGCGGGTCAACTGCGCGGGGTCTCAAAGCTGGCACCTGCCATCGTGAAGTTGTTTCTGCTCGATCAATACGACGATGCCGAGCTCGACCGCAAAAAGGTGGCGGCAATGTATGCGATGTTCGTGACCTCCCCCGCCCCGGAAAACCCGCTGTTGCCGTCCGAGGATGACGACATGCTGGGCGGTTTCGAGATCAGACCGGGCCAAATCGTGCGTCTGGATCCGGGCGAGGATGTGACCGTGGGCCAACCTGCGGATTCAGGCGCGACCTACGAGCCGTTCCAATACCGCACGCTGCTTCAGGTCGCCTCGGCGCTGGGCATTCCTTATCCTTATCTGACCAATGACATGGTGAAGGGCAACTTCTCGAACTCACGCCTTGCCCTGATCGAGTTCCGCCGCCGCGTTTCGGCCTGGCAGCATTCGGTGATGGTCTACCAGTTGTGCCGTCCCGTCTATGCGCGCTGGATGGATGCCGCTGTATTGTCTGGGGCATTGGACCTTCCCGGCTATGAGGCTGACCGGTCACGGTTTCTGGCGGCCAACTGGCTACCCACTAAATGGGATTGGGTCGATCCCCTGAAGGACGCCAACGCTGAGATTGCCCAAATAGAGGCGGGCCTCAAATCCCGCAGCCAAGCCATCGCCGAGCGTGGTTATGACGCAGAACAAGTCGACCGCGAAATTGCGGCTGAGCGCGCACGCGAGCGATTACTCGGCCTCGACTTTCGCCGTCCCGGCTCGCCCGCACAAGGCGTGCAGGCTTTAACAGGCCCGGATGAGGATGAGGGCGAAGACGACGATAAAGACCCAGCAGATGAAACCGATGATGCGGGCCGCCCGCGCAACCCTGAGGACCAGACCTGATGTTCCACGCCCGCATTGCTGCGCGCGCCTTCAACACGCCGCTGCTGGTTGAGCCTTCCAAAGCCATGGCGTTTCTGTCCGGCCTTGGGCCGCGCATCCTTGGGCGCCGGGTCGAGATTGGTGACGAAAACGGCGGCCTGGAAAGCCTCGTCGCTCCGCCAGCGCGCGTCAGCATTCTAGCCGGTGGGCTGCTGGACGATTACCACCAACATGGTGAGACGCCCTATCCTATGCTCGACGGCATTGCTGTTATCCAGATCTCCGGCGTGCTGATCCACCGCGGGGGCTGGATCGGACAGTCCTCGGGCCAGACCAGCTATGAAGGGATCACAGCACAGATTGACGCGGCAGCAAGCGACCCGTCCGTGCGCGGCCTTGCATTGGAAATTGACAGTTTTGGCGGCGAAGTCGCGGGGGTATTTGACCTTGCAGATCGTATTCGTGCAATTCGCGCCATCAAACCCGTCTGGGCCTTTGTGGCAGAACACGCCTTCTCGGCGGGCTATGCGCTTGCAAGTCAGGCTGACCGTATCCTGCTGCCGCGCACCGGTGCTCTGGGCAGCATCGGTGTCGTGGTGATGCATGCTGATCTCAGCGGTCAGCTGGATCAAGACGGGGTGCGCGTCACGCTGATCCACGCAGGAAGCCATAAGGTCGATGCCAATCCTTACATGCCGCTCCCAATTGGGATCCGCGATGACATTCAGCGCGAAATCGATGTGCTGCGCTTCCTCTTTGCGGAAACGGTGGCAGCGGGACGTGGCGTGCGGCTGAGCCAAGAGGCAGCACTCGCCACTGAGGCTGCCAGCTTTCGCGGGGCTGAGGCTGTGGCGGCGGGTCTTGCCGACGAAGTCATCGATCTTGCGCGTGGGTTTGCCAGTTTTCGACAAAACTTGTCTCCCATCCGCGCAACTCTGCCATCCCGCGTGGCCACCAAGGCCCAATCCCAATCCCAATCCCGAAAGGATCCTCTCATGAGCAACGACACCTTGCCACAAACCGAACCAAACCCCGATGACGCGCAAGACGGCCAAACGCAGAGCGATATTGCCGAAAATAGCGGCACAGATCCCGAAGCGCCGCCTGCTGCTGCTTTTGCTCCCACACCTCCCGCAGCCTCGGGATCACCAAAAGCTGACCCCGCCTCAGCCCTCCAGACATCCATGCGCGCGGAACTTTCTGCCCAGCTTCGCCTTGAAGTGGCCGAGATCACCGAGATCGCAGCACAAGCGGGACGCCTCGGCATTGCCATCGACGCGGCAGAAGCCCTGAGGGAAGGCACAACACCTTCGGCGCTGCGCCGATCGGTGTTGGTGCATGCGGCAGCCGCAGCCGATGCGCGGGATGTGGTGGCAACAGCCCCCGCTCCGGCGGCATCACCAAACAGCGAAAGCCCTATTGTTGCCGCAGCCAAACGCGCCGCAGCCTCCAGCGCAAAACGCTAAGCGATTCCACAGCCGTCATACTCCCACGGCCGTCTTAAAATTCCGCCACTCCTGCCCAGCGGTGAATTGCTTATTTCTCCATCCCCAGAAGGATCCCCGACATGACTGTCCTGACCCAACCGCCCAGCTTGGGCGATATCCTCAAATATGAGTTGAACCCCAATTATACCCGCGAGACCGTCACCCTGCTGGCAGGAGCTGCCTATCCCGTGGGTGCTGTGCTGGGCCGCATCACCGCCAGCGGCAAATACAAGCTGGCAACCTCGGGCGGCACGGATGGCGCGCAAACAGCGGCCGCCATGCTGCTCTATCCCGTCGATGCCTCTGACGCTGATGGTACCGGCATTGTCATCGCGCGCGGCCCCGCCATCGTCTCCAAAGCCGCCCTCGCCTTTGACACCACCGTCGATGATGCCTCCAAAACCACCACCAAACACGGCCAGCTCGCAGCGCTGGGCATCATTCCGCGCGATACCGCCTGATCCAACCGCGCGTCCGTCGCAGCCATCCTCTCATCTTCCCTTGCCCCTCATTCCCCCGGAGTTTCCCATGACTATCACCCGTAATCCCTTCGACGCGGGCGGCTATTCGCTCGCTGAGATGACGCAGGCGATCAACATCCTGCCCAACCTCTACACCCGGCTCGGCCAGATCGGCCTCTTCCGCTTTGAAGGCGTCACACAGCGCTCAATTGTCATCGAGCAGCGCGAAGGTGTGTTGAGCCTCCTGCCGTCCGTCCCGCTGGGCGCACCTGCAACGGTGGGCAACCGCGAGGCGCGCTCAATGCGCTCCTTTGCCTTGCCCTGGATCCCGCATGACGATGTCATCCTGCCTGCTGATGTCCAGGGCATGCCAGCGCTCGGCCTCTCGGACGCAGCCGATCCGCTGGTCGAGGTGATGAACCGCAAACTGACTCTGATGCGCCGCAAACATGCCCAGACCCGCGAATATATGGAGATGAACGCCCTGCGCGGTATCGTGAAGGACGGCGCGGGGACCACGCTTTACGACTATTTCACCGAGTTCGGCCTTGAGAAGATCTCGATCGACTTTGTCTTTGGCACTGCTGGCACAAACGTGCAGGGCAAAGTCCGCAGCGTGCTGCGCGCCATGGAAGACAACCTGCTGGGTGAGACCATGACCACCGCGCATGCGCTGGTGAGCTCGGAATTCTTCGACAAGCTGATTAGCCATCCCAAGACCGAAGAGGCCTATAAGTTCTTCTCGGCAACCGGTGGCCAGCCACTGCGCGAGGACATGCGCCGGGCCTTCCCCTTCGCTGGCATTCTGTTCGAGGAATATAACGGCTCAGTCACCCTCTCGAACGGCACGTCTGAGCGGCTGATACCCACAGGCGAAGGCATCGCGTTCCCCTTGGGTACCTTCGACACCTTCACCACCTATGGCGGGCCTGCCAACCTTCTGGAGACTGCCAATACCATCGGCCTGCCGCTCTATGCCCGCCAAATGATAGACACCAAGGGGCGCTGGATTGATCTGATGACTGAAAGCTCGATCCTGCCCGTCAATAAGCGGCCGCGCATGGCGATCCGGCTGCACTCTGGCAACTGAGGCACCGCATGACCTCCGCCTTCGCTATCGCAATCGACCGGATCTTCCGCGATCCGCACATCGCCCGGGACGCGGTCTATATCGCCCAAGGCGGTGCTCAGATCCTCATCCGTGTGGTCACCCGCCGCGCGGATGAGATCACCGAGTTTGGCGCGGCACGACTGTGGTCAGACAGCACGCGCATTGACCTGCGCGTTGCCGAAGTCCCAAACCCACGTCCGGGCGACCGCATTGAGATCGACGCGGAGGCCTTCCTTATTCAGGGCGAGCCTGTGCGTGATCGCGAGCGGCTTGTCTGGACCATAGATTTGAGACCAGCATGAAACTCAACATTACCATCTCCCCTAACCTGGCCGCGATTATGGCAGCCGAAATCAAGGCAGGCGAAAAGGCGGTCACTGCGGCCATGCGCGCGGCCGGGACACAGCTTAAATCCGACTGGCGTGGGCAGATTACGCAAGCGGGGCTGGGTCGACGGCTGGGCAATTCAATCCGCAACCAGACCTATCCGAAGGTTGGTGAGAGCCTCGATGCCGCAGCGCTTGTGTGGTCAAAAGCGCCCGTGATCATTGGCGCCCACGACACCGGGCCCCTGATCCGCTCCAAGGATGGCTTTTGGCTGGCGATCCCGACAGAGGCTGCAGGCAAGGGCGCACGCGGCGGCCGAATTACCCCCGGCGAATGGGAACGACGGCGTGGGCTCAGGCTCCGGTTTGTCTATCGCAGGCGGGGACCGAGCCTGCTCGTGGCCGAGGGGCGCCTGAACAATCGCGGGCTTGGCGTCGCCTCAAGATCAAAAACCGGACGCGGAAAGGCAACAGTGCCAATCTTCCTGTTGGTGCGGCAGGTGAAACTGCGCAAACGGCTTGATCTGGCGCGGGATGCGAAGGCTGCGCAGGAGAGGATGCCGGGGGCGATTGTAGCGAAGTGGGTAGAAGGAAGGATCGGATGACTCCCCGAGAAACCATCCTCACCGCCCTGGCGGACCTGTTACGCACGGTACCGCACGTGCCGGTGTTGCGCGGCGAAGTCCTGCCAGAGCGCATCCCACCTGCGGGCCTGCTGATCCTGCGCGATGGCGATCCCGGCGATCCTGCGGTGACGCTGTCGCCCCAGATCTA